AAGGAGAGTTATCCTATGACCAAAATTTCATTAAAGCCGCTGATCTCGGCTATTGCGACTTATTTCAATTCACTTGTGCTGCCGCCCGTACTTGTGATGCGTGGAAAGCTGGCGGGCCTATTACGAAGGAAAAACCATGAAAATGACAAAGCCAAAAGAAACTAAGAAACCAAAGACTATGCCTTTGGCTATTATGATTGCTGTTGGAAAGCCTAAGATGCGTCCAATGCCTGAGCGTGGTGGTCGTACTGCTACCAATATGATGAAAAAATCCACAAGGGGTAAATAATGCCATTAGCTTCTCCAATTACTCTTTTGAGTGCCGTTACTGCAACTGGTGCATCAACCGCAGTTCAAGTCGATCCTGGTCAACCAGCATTTCTACAAGTCTCAGGCATCACAACTGCTACTGTTGCTCTTCAAGGTAGTCTTGATGGCACAACATATAGCACTGTTGGAACTGCTCTGACTGCTGATGGATTTGTTACTTTAGCCAATGCCCCTAAGTATTTGCGAGCCAACTGCACTGCTTATACATCTGGAACAATAACCGCAAAGGTCTTGTACTGATATGAAAACTAAAGCCCAAAAGAAGATCAGCAAGGTCATGAAAGAGTATGGTGCGGGTATGTTGCACTCTGGCTCTAAGAAAGGCCCTGTAGTAAAGAATCAAAAACAAGCAGTTGCGATTGCTTTATCTGAAGCTGGCATGACTAAAAAGATGCCTAAGAAAAAATGAAATCTAAGGTCAATCAAGCAAAGGTTTACACCAAACCTACCATGCGTAAAGCCTTGTTTGAGAAGATCAAGGCAGGTGGCTCGGGTGGTGATCCTGGTGAATGGTCTGCCCGAAAAGCACAACTTCTTGCTAAAGAGTACAAAGCCAAGGGCGGTGGGTACAAGACATGAAAAATCCTCAACAGTCCCTCAAAGATTGGTCTAAACAGAATTGGAGAACCAAGTCTGGTAAACCTTCATCTGTTACGGGTGAGAGGTATTTGCCAGAGGCGGCTATTAAGTCTTTGTCGGCTAAAGAGTATGCGGCAACCACTAAGGCCAAGCGTGAAGGCACAAAGGCTGGTAAACAGTTTGTTGCCCAACCTAAAGCAATTGCAAAGAAAACAGCAAAATTTAGATGAGGTAGATATGAAGAGTCCTGCTTGGCAAACAAAAGAAGGAAAAAACCCCAAAGGGGGCTTGAATGCTAAAGGCAGAGCATCGTATAATGCAGAAACTGGTGGGAATCTAAAACCACCCGTCAAATCGGGAGACAACCCTCGTAGGGCATCCTTTCTAGCACGAATGGGCAATATGCCTGGCGCTGAGATGAAAGATGGAAAGCCTACCCGACTTTTACTTTCTCTTAGAGCTTGGGGCGCAACGTCCAAGGAAGACGCTAAAGCCAAGGCTAAAGCGATCTCTAAGAGGAATATGAAGTGAGACCAGTAACTGTTGGAGTTAGCCCTACTGCGGCAGTATTAACTACTGTTTATACAGTTCCTACGGGCTATTACGCCAAATTTACTGTGATGTACATTCACAATACTGGTGGCTCGACCAAGCACATTACTGTCCAATGGTATGACGCTAGTTTAGCGACTACTTACGATATTCTTACGCAATACGACTTTTCTTCAAAGGCATACCTTCAGTTTGATGGCAATGCTTATATCGTTTTAGAAGAAGGCGATAAAATTCAAATTACTACTCAAAGTGCTAGTACCTTTAGTTTTATTGCAACATTTGAGGTTAATGGAGCACAACGAACATGACTTACTTAGAACTTGTTAACGATGTGTTAGTTCGCTTGCGTGAGAGTTCAGTCTCTACTGTTGGTGAAACAACCTATTCTTCTTTAATTGGCAAGTTTGTCAATGATGCAAAGCGTCAGATTGAAGACTCTTTTAATTGGAATGTTCTTAGCACTACAGTGACTATCACAACTGTTGCGAATACACACGCTTATTCAATGACGGGTGCGGGTCAAAAGTTCCAAGTTAACGATGCTATTAACTCTACAAGTTTTATTGGTTTAAAAAATATCAGTTTTGTGGACATGAACCGCAAACTGAACTTTGGCACTCCATCAACAGGCATACCTTCTGAGTTTACTTTTGATGGTGTTGACTCTAGTGGAGACACTAAAGTAGAGTTATTTCCAATTCCTAATGGGGTCTATACAGTCATGTTTGATTTGGCTGTACCGCAAGCAACTCTGTCATCAGATGCTACATCTGTGAAAGTATTGGATTATTTGGTTGCTCAAAGTGCTTATGCAAGGGCTTTGATTGAGCGTGGCGAGGATGGGGGAACTGCCTCTTCCGAAGCCTATGCTTTATTCAGGGGAATGCTATCGGATGCTATTGCACTTGAAGGCACTCGCTATGTAGAAAACAACTTTGAGCCTGTGTAATGTCTAAGCCTCTACAAAGCTACAGTCTCTCAGCACCAGGCTTTTATGGCCTGAATACTGAAGATTCTCCCCTTGATTTAGGGGCTGGCTTTGCTTTGGTTGCAACTAACTGCATCTTGGATCAATATGGTCGTATTGGTGCTAGAAAAGGTTGGTCAAGGGTTAACTCTTCTTCTGGCAATCTAGGTGCTAATGATGTTGGAGTTATCCATGAGTTAGTCCAGACTGACGGGACTCTTACAGTTCTATTCGCTGGCAATAACAAGATATTTAAACTTGGCACTTCTAATGCAGTGACTGAGTTGACTTATGGTGGGGGGGGTACTGCTCCTACCATTACTGCAAATAATTGGCAAACTGCATCCTTAAATGGCATTGCTTACTTTTTCCAAACAGGTCACGATCCACTCATTTATGACCCCGCTATAAGTACAACTACTTATCGCAGAATATCTGAGAAGTCAGGGTATGTTGCTACTGTTCCACAAGCAAACATTGCTATTTCAGCATTTGGTCGTCTATGGGTGGCTAATACTGCTACAGACAAAACAACCATTACATTCTCTGATCTAATTGCGGGTCATGTGTGGGGGGGTGGTACTTCAGGCTCACTAGATGTATCTCGTGTATGGCCTAATGGTGCAGATGAAGTGATGGGCTTGGCAGCTCACAATGATTTCTTGTTTATCTTTGGTAAACGACAGATTCTTGTCTATTCTGGTGCTTCTACACCCGCATCTCTTGTTCTAAGCGACACAGTAGGCTCTATTGGGTGTATTGCAAGGGATACCATACAAAGTATTGGTACTGACGTTGTTTTCTTGTCAGACTCAGGTGTTCGCTCACTAATGAGGACTATTCAAGAGAAGTCTGCTCCTTTGCGAGACCTTTCTAAAAATGTTCGTTTTGACCTTACATCGTCTTTGGCAAGCGAAACATTGGCTAATTTGAAGTCTGTTTACTCAGAAAAAGAAGCCTTTTATCTACTTGTTTTACCTGCATCTTTCCAAGTTTACTGCTTCGATACCAAACAAACATTGCAAGATGGTGCTTCCCGTGTAACCAAATGGGACTCAATTGCTCCTACTTCCTTGCGTTCATTGCGTAATGGTGACTTGTACATTGGTAAGAATGGGTATATCGGTAAGTATGGAACTTATCTTGATGATGCAACAACGTACCGATTTGCGTACTACACAAACAATGCTGACTTGGGAAACCCTAACCAGATTTCTATTCTGAAGTCTGTGACTGCCATTGTGATTGGCGGCTCAGATCAGTATCTTGCAATCAATTGGGGATTTGACTACTCAGGTGCTTATCGTGCTGAGAACGTCTATATCCCATCACAAACCAGTTATGAGTACGGCACTGCTGAATACAACATTGCTGAATACACAAGTGGCGTACCAATTAAGACATTGACTGCAAATGCTTCTGGTGCTGGAAAGATTGTCCAGACAGGGTATGAAACAACAATCAAAGGTGTGTCTTTTTCTTTGCAAAAGATTGAGATTCAAGCCAAAGACGGAAAAATGGGCTAAGGAGAAATATCGTGAGTAACTACACAAAAACAGTAAATTTTGCGACTAAAGACAACTTGTCGCCTGGCAATCCTTTAAAGATTGTTAAAGGTACTGAGATTGACACTGAGTTCAACAATATTGCCACTGCTGTTGCGACAAAGACAGATAACTCTGCTGCCGCAATTACGGGTGGTGCAATTGATGGTGCGGCTATTGGCGGTACAACCCCAGCAGCGGGTGCGTTCACAACTTTAGCGGCATCTGGCACAACAACTCTTGCGGGTGCGTTGGTTGGTGCTGTTACTCAGGCGGCATTTAACACAACAACCACTACCTTAAATTTGGGCGGTGCGGCTACTGCTGTGAACCTTGGTGCGGCTACAGGAACTGCTACAGTTAATAACACAACCCTAGCGGCTAAAGCGATTACGGCAAGCACCACTTTAAATGTAACTGGTGCATCGACTTTGACAGGTGCTGTCACGGCAACAGCGGGTGTTACTGGCCCAATCACATCTTCTAGCGTGGCAATCACGGGCGGTTCAATTACTGGCATTACCGATCTAGCGGTAGCTGATGGCGGTACTGGTGCTTCTACAGCCGCAGGTGCTTTGAACAATCTCTTGCCTAGCCAAACAAGCAACGCAAACAAGTATCTTCAGACTGATGGCACAAATGCTTCTTGGGATGCAGTAAGTCTTTCTACTTCTGACATTACTGGGACTTTGCCAGTAGCAAATGGTGGTACTGGTGTAACTAGCTCAACAGGTACAGGCAATGTAGTGTTGTCAAACTCGCCAACACTTGTGACCCCTGTACTGGGAACTCCTGCTTCTGGCGTAGCAACTAATCTGACAGGTCTTCCAATCTCAACTGGTGTGAGTGGTTTAGGTACTGGCGTTGCTACTCTTTTGGCAACACCATCTAGTGCTAATCTGGCCTCTGCGATTACTGATGAGACAGGTTCAGGTTCTTTAGTATTTGCAACATCTCCCACTTTGGTGACTCCAGTTCTAGGAACACCCACTAGTGCCACTTTAACCAATGCTACTGGCTTGCCTATCAGCACTGGTGTATCTGGTCTAGGAACAGGTGTTGCAACCTTCTTAGGTACTCCATCAAGTGCTAATTTACTTGCGGCTGTTTCTGATGAGACAGGTACAGGGGCTTTGGTATTTGCTACCTCACCTACATTAGTAACACCTGCTCTTGGAACACCCGCTAGTGGCGTTGCAACCAACTTAACTGGCTTGCCATTGTCAACAGGTGTGACAGGTACTCTACCAGTTTTGAATGGCGGTACTGGTGTAACTTCTTCCACAGGTTCTGGCAACAATGTATTGTCAACAAGCCCAACACTTGTAACTCCTATCTTGGGAACACCAACAAGTGCCACATTGACAAACGCAACTGGTTTGCCTTTGTCTACTGGCGTAACAGGAACACTTCCCGTTGTTAATGGTGGAACGGGTCAGACAAGCTACACAGATGGTCAATTGTTGATTGGTAACAGCACAGGAAACACGCTTACTAAGGCGACATTGACTGCGGGAACAAATGTCACGATTACTAACGCTGCTGGTGCAATTACGATTGCGGCTACTGGTGGCGGTGGTTCAGGTGATGTGGTTGGCCCTGCATCCTCTACTGACAATGCTTTTGCTCGTTTTGATAGCACAACAGGTAAGTTAATTCAGAACTCTACTGGTGCAACATTGGGTGATACTGGTGCGGCTGTGTTTACAGGGGCATTAGATGTTCTTGGAAACTCAACTGCTGGTTCTAATCTGAAGCTATACGAAGACACAGACAATGGTACGAACTATGTGTCGTTCAAAGCACCAGACACAATTGCTTCTAATGTAACTTGGACACTACCAAGTGCTGATGGTTCTAGCAACCAAGTTTTGACTACAAACGGCACAGGAACTTTATCTTGGTCAACTGCTTCTGGTTCAAGCCAATGGACAACTAGCGGTTCTGATATTTACTACACAACTGGTAATGTAAGTATTGGGACAAGTACGCCTTTATTAACCGCTTCTGGTCGAGGCAATGTAACCATCAATGGTTCTACTAATTCAATTCTTGTTCTTGCAAATGGTGGTACTACATCAGGCTATATGTTTGGCGATGCAAGTTCTTTAGGATTTAGTGCAGGGTCTGGAACAAACTCTCGTGTAATGACTTTTGACACCAATGGCACAGAACGAGCCAGAATTCCATCAACAGGTGGTATCCAATCAGTCAATTCAATCTCTGTTGGCAACGCTACACCTACAACAAGCGGTGCAGGCATCACATTCCCCGCAACTCAATCAGCATCTACAGACGCTAATACGCTAGATGACTATGAAGAAGGTACTTGGAGTCCAACAATAGAAGGTAGTTCTGTTGCAGGAACAGCATCATATTCAACACGAAATGGGCGATATACAAAAACAGGAAGAATGGTTCAGTTTGAGTGTTATGTTGTTTATAACTCTGGAACAGGAACTGGAACTCTTAAAATTACAGGACTTCCCTTTGCCGCTGCTGGAACAACATTTCCTCCTGTATCTTGTACTACAGAAAACATTACTCTTGCTGCAAATAATTATTTATGTCCTTATGTGCAAAATGGAGATACTTTCGTTTTAATGGTAACAAATGTAACGGGTGGAGGCGCAAGAACAGGTGTTTCTTATGATGCGGCTGGAGAGATAATGCTTGCAGGTACATATTCAGTTTAATTAACTTGGTTGGATTACCAAGTCAGACACTTAACTAAAGGAAATCAAAATGTCTTTAACCAAAACTACTGTAATTGACCAGATTACTGTTCAAGAAAACGGAATCATTCTCTATCGTGAAGCAACCAGAATCATGGAAGATGGCAATCAAATCAGCCAAACCTACCATCGTTCAAGCCTCACACCAGCACAAGACCTAACAGGCGTTCCCGCTAATGTCATTGCAATCTGCAATACGGCTTGGACTGCTGAAGTTATTGCGGCTTATCAGGCGGCACAGGCTGCTGCTGAAGCGGCTCGTAACGCATAAAGGAAAATATCATGGCTGTAACAAGCGAACAAATTTTAGGGTTTCTTAACGCAAATCCTGGCATAAGCGATGCCGATATTGTTGCGGCTATGGAGCAATATGGCGTATCTCCTGCTCAAATGGCTCAAGCTGTTGGAGTATCAGAGGGAGAGGTTGCGGCTCGTGTGGCGGCT